AGAGCGATCATGCCGAGACCGGCGGCGATCATTCCCTCAGGATTGCCCATCAGCCTCATCGTGGCGACCAGCGACCCGAGGATGACGGAGAGACCCGTCAGACCCTTGGAGAGACTGTTCCAGTTCAGAGCCGCGAGCTTCCTGACCGCAGAGGCCAGAATATCGACCGCGGCGGCAAGGAGGATCAACGACCCCATCAGGAACGGCATCTTGGCGAAGCCGGCAGTACCGATGAAACGGGAGAAGATGGCCATGGCGGTAGTCAGCTGCGTGAACATCACGGTGATGGCCACACTGGAGCGGACGAGTCCCGCTTGGTCGATCTTGGAGAGCTCCATAACTGAGAGGGTCAGGATGCCCACTGCGGCAGCGATCTCGAGAAGCGTTGCCGCCTTGAGCGTGCCCTGCATGGTCTTCAGCGTTCCACTGAGTTCGTCGAAAGACTCAGTGATGGCGTGCGTCAGACCGGTGAGAGGACCGGAGCCTCCACCATGGAACTTGTCTACGAACCGCTTGAGCAGCAGTACGATGCCGCCAAACAGCACGGTGTTGATCGTGTTGAGGACGGTGTCAAAGTTCAGACCGGAAAGGCCGCCCTGGAGCGAACTCGCCATCTTCTTACCGAGGTCTGCGATCTTCTTGACGAATGGGTCGAGGTACTTACCCAGGGCGCCGAGGGCGCCGAGGAGTTTGGACCATGCTGTCTGTGCCAGCTTGCCCAGTTCGGCAACCGGCGTGAGTTTCTTCGCGACACCGTCAAGGGACTTCTCGGCCTTGGAGCCGTCGAACTTGTCGAAGAGCGAACCGAGATATGTCCCCAGTTGCCTGAGGAGCGCGATCGGAATCGCGACGATCTTGTTGAACTCGGCGAAGAACTTGTTGAGGAACTTGCCCTGCTCGATGGTCTGCTTGAGTTTGACGAGGAAGTCCCCGACACTGGCGGACGTCTTGAGGACGCTGCCGGAGCCCTGACCGACCACACTGAAGAGAGTGAAGAGTTCCTTGCCGATCGCCTTGACGATGTCCCAGCCGATGCCGAGAACGGCAAAGGCTCCGGCGAACGTACGCTTCAGTTCGTTGGCGGTGGTTCCGCCGAGCTTGAGCCTCTCGATGAAGTCCCGGAAGCTGACCGTCATGTCGTAGAGCTGCTTGGCCGTGGTCGGCGGGAAGATCTCCCGGAATGCGCTTCCGATAATCTTCATGACCGAGCTGAGAACCTTGAACGCGTCGGCGAGACCCTGGATCAGGACCTTGCGACCACCGAGCTTGTCCCAGCCCTGCAGCAGAGTGTTGAGCGCGTAGATAGGCGCGGTGAGCGCTGTCTCCGCCACGTTGTGGATGTTGGTGAACAGGTCGGTGGCCTGGCCGATGTCGCCGAAGATGGTCTTGAATATCGCAGCATATGCGGTACCGACCTCCTCCTTCAGCGCCTGAGTCAGCTGGGACATCGTCTTGATCTTGGTCGCCGAGTCGACTGCAACCTTACCAAGAGCCATGACCTGCTCGGCCTGCTTCTTGGTATAGCCCATCGCCTCGATCTGCTTCAGACTCAGGTCGCCGGTGAACTGCGACAGAGTCTTGGTCAGGATATCGGAGGTGAGCCAGCCCTTCTGAAGGCTGTTGCGGAAGCCGCCCTGCTTCTTGATGATCTTGTCGATCGCCACGCCGCTTGCACGGGCAGTGTTCTCGAGCGCGGTCTGGAACGTCTTGCCACCGAGGCCGGCGTTGACGACAGAGTTCCAGTCCTGGAGCTTGACCGATCCGGCCGCGATCGCCTGTGACAGCTGGTACATCGCGGTAGAAGCCTGCTCGGACGTCGACCCAGACATGGCCGCCAGGTTGGCAATACCCTTGATCGAGGAGACCGAGTCCTTCAGGCCGACGCCGGCGGCGGTGAAGGTACCGATGTTCTTGGTCATGTCGCTGAAGTTGTACACCGTCTGGTTGGCGTACGTGTTCAGCTGTCCGAGGACCTTGGTGACGTCCTTGAGCTTCGTTCCCGCGGCGGCGGTGTTTGCAAGGATCGTCTGAGTCGCATTGATCTGCGTCTCGTAGTTGTTGAAGCCGTCCTTGATCGGGTCGATCACGAAGGACTTCGCCAGCTGGATCCCGGCGTCGACGATCTTGTTGGTGATGTTGGTCAGGGCGGTGATGCCGATGACGGACATCGTCTTGAAGCGGTTGGCTATCGAGTCGATCCCGTTCGCCAGACCATCGAGCTTCATGCCGTTGGCGGCGGTGCTGACGTCGTTAAGGCCCTTGGTGGCACCCGTGAGCTGAAGGCCCTTGGTGAAGCGGCCCAGAGAGTCACGAGACTGGGCGATGCCGACCTCGAACTGCTTGTTGTCGAACATCACTTGGACAACGCGCTGATCGATACTACTCATGCGGAGGTCACCGCCTTCCATACCTTGTTTGCGATGTCATCAAATACGGGCGCCATTGCGGGGTTGATGTAGTCTCGCCCTTGAACGTAGCCGCCCGTACCAGTCCCGTAGCCGTACTGGAGCATGATGGCTACGGGAAAGTCGTTCTCGATATCCGTGTTTGTCCAGCTGATCCGATAGAAGCCCTTGGCGACTTCAGTGTCGTAGCTCCATGCTCCTGCAGCCAGACCGGTGTCTACTGGAGTAGCCGACTGGAGAGCCGCAACGCCCTCGGCGCCACACGAGTCCATGATGGAGAGAATATCCAACTTGGCCACGTGATCGAAGAACGACTCTATGCGAGCGAAGTCCCCGGTGACGATGAACGAGATCATTGCGGCTCCTTCCAGATTTAGCTGACCCGCTCGATGATCGCGCCGTAGCAGGTGATCGTGTTCGAAGCCGAAGCAGTCCCCCACGTGAACCGGATGGAGAGCTGGTTGACCGACGTCGTGTTGATCGTCGAAGCGGCCGAACCGTCCTCGATGATTCGAGTTGTGGTGGACGGGTTCCCCGCGATGGCGCTCTGGGTGAAGTCGGGGAATATCAGATGCCCCAGGACCGTCCCGCTGGACCCGATGGAAAGGACTACGAGAAACACTTCGCAGGACCAGGACTTGCTCGAAAGCGCGGCAGTCACCGGCGTCAACGTGCCCGTCGAGGCCATCGAGGACGAGTTGATCATGGCCTGGAACTTGACCGTCGGCGTACCCGTCGTGGAAACGATCCCCCATGCCTTGATTCGGTACGTGGCGCCGACGACCATCTCGCTCGCGGGGATGATCAGAACCGCAAGGTCCGTAGCGGTCACTGTGTTGGCGACCACAACCTGTGCCGATGGAGCGTTCCTGTACGTTCCGCCCGGAAGAGTCAGCGCGCCGCCGACGACGAGGTTTCCGTCAGTCTTCAGCGTGTTGACGGCCGAACGGTAGTAGAAGGTGTCCCGGGTTCCGGTTGAGCCGCCGGGCCCGATTGACATCTTACCGGTTCCGTCCAGGATCCAGGTGTCGAACGTGTCGGTTCCGTTGGTGTTACTGGACGCCACGGCATTGGTTGAGACGCTCGGCTGGTACGACAGCTTGGACTTGACCAGAGCGCCGGCCGAGAGAGTCACACTGGAGACGAAGTTCAGAACCCCGCTGGTTGTCTCGAGCACACCCAATTGCGCGTTGGTGAACCAGTTGGCCGACGACGCACCTGTGCCGGAGAACGACACGTTGATGAATCGCAGACCGGCCAGACTGGCGGATGCGTTGACGCTGGCTTGGACGCCCGCAGTACCTACAGTGGTGATAGCCGAAGCCAGACGACTGTCTGTGACGTAGCCGGTCGAGGTTCCCGACCAGTTGATGTCGTAATTGCTTCCGCTTGCGCTGGCCCCGTTGGACACGGTGAAGACGTCGCGAAGATGGATGGCGACACCCGTGCCCTCGATGGAGAACCCGTTCTTCTGGTTGTTCAGGCACCGCATCGTCGTCACGTGAATGTTGTTCGAGGCGCCGGTGATCCGAAACCCGTGCAACCCGCCTTGGACCACTCCGCCGTTGAACTGGATGTTCTGCGAAGCGCCGTTGGTTCCGTCCTCGATCAGGACGTTGGAACTGGTGGTCGGACCGCCGGCATCCAAGTTGTGAACGAAGATGCTGACGCAGTTCCCGACGAGGTGGACGGCATGGCCTGACCCCAGAGAAACCCACGAAAGCAGATTGTTGACCAGGATATCCCAGGAGTCCTCGAATCGAACGCTGTCAAGACTCGCCGATGAGCCGGTGGTAACGCCGGTGTTGGTGACCTCAACATTCGACATGAAACATGCCATCGAGTAGCTCGACGCCGTGTTCCCGAGGAAGTGAATGCCGCCGGCGCACAGGTTGACGAACAGCTCGCTGAGCAGAGTTCCGTCAGGCGTTCCGGTAGACGTCGCGTCGGCAGCGATGCTGATAGCCCACGCGTTGATGTACCAGAAGTTGCAACGGACGATCTTGGCCCGCTTCGCCGCCGTGGTGCTGATGCCCATGACGACCGGGTTGCTGGTGATCGTTGAACTGGCACCGACGATCGAGAGATCCATCACCTTGCAGTTCGCGGCTGTGATGGAGATGACCGAGCCGCCGGTGTAACCGGAACCGATGACGATCTTGGTCGCTTCGGCCCCAGCGCCGCGGATGGTGGTCCCCGAGACACTCAGCGCCAGGACTGTGGCGCCATTGAGGAGATATGAACCCGCCGGGAGGAAGACCTGACCGCCGGCAGCCGGGACAGCAGCAATGGCCGCAAGAAGCGCAGTATCGTCATACGCCACCCCATTCCCGATCGCACCGTACGCCGGGTCCTTGACGTTGATGACAAGGTCGCCCTTCTTCACCGCGATCGCCGGGATCTGAGAGTCGGGGACCACGCCGCCGACTAGATCGGCCTTGGCGGCCAGTGCTGCCGTGGTTGCAGCGGCGGTCATGCCTGTGATGGTAGCCATGGGCTCCCCTTTCTATGCGCCGGTAGTAGCGGTGAAGGTGTTCGCGTCGATGTACGCCACGGTGTCCCAAGACAGCTGGAACACGCTGTCGTCCAGCATGTAGAGCGCGTAGGAAGGTGCATTCGCGGTGTACGTACCATCGCCGTTGTCGGTAATGGTGAGAAGGTTCGCGGTGTCGTACAGGTCGAGAAGTTCCGTGAAAGTCGGAAGGCGAGGCGTCAGCGTGTCTGTGCCGTAGAGAATATCCTCGATGCCGGCCAGCGTGGCAGGGTCGATGAACCGCGAGTCGAGGACGATGTGCGCGCTGGCCTTGTAGCCGGCGACGGCCGGGGGAAGTGCCGTCACCTTCCACATGAACTCGATCACCTGGACCGAGTCATTGTGGGTCTTGTGTCCACGGGTCGTCGGTGCCGCGTAAGCACCGTAGATGATGTTGATCTTGTAGTCTTTGTCGGACAGTTCGTTGCCGATCGTGTTCCGATAAGACAGACCGAACGACTTCCTCTGCTGGCCGGTCACGAACATCCCGGGGCGAGGCTCCGCGGATCCATCGCACGCTTCGAACTCGTCGGGGTACGTCAGGGCGGTGATAGTCGCCTCGTACTCCTCGACACGGGAACGGTTCGAGAACTTCACGCCGTCGACGTAGAAAGGCTTCGCGTCTCCGCCCAACGGGGCCTTGGTTATGGACGTGAGACCGTTCCATGGAACGCCGGGGCTACCGTCGACGTACAGGACGCCCTGGTCGATACCTGTCTCGTAGTACCGCTTGCCTGGGGCATCCCAGACGATTGCCGTCATGTTACGATCCTCCTCTCATCCCGTGGTCCCCATCTCGGCCCTTCGCTTCTTGTTCAGTTCACGGTTCCGGGCCGCAATGTCTGCGCGACTCATCTCCTTGGGCGGAGCGTTCTTCTGGTTGCAGACCCGGACAAGCGTGAGAAGACGGTTCAGGTGCCAGTGCTGGCATTCGAAGGGAATGTTCAGCGCGACCATCCAGTAGTAGATGATCTCAGCCGTGATGATCTCACGGTTGGTTTCCGGCTCTGCCTCGGCGAACCAGGTCGCCGTCATCTTCGCGTTTATGTAGTTGTTGATCGCCTTGACGTTGCCCTCGGAGAGTCTGGTGAAAACCTCCGGAGGAACATCAGGGGTGACAGTCATTGCCACGACATACCAAAGGACTTCTTCGGCAGTCTTCTCTTCCGTGTTCAGGAAGGGCTTCTCATGGAATGACTCCCATTTTGACAAGGAGACCAGAGAGTGCTCAAGATCGAGCGTGAACGATGCGGCGACGACGAACTCTGTCTTGGCTTCGTCGTATCCTTCGGCCATCGGGACGTCGATGGTGAGCACTCTCTGACTCCTTCTGTTGGGCCTAGCTGTACGGCATCAGCCACTCGTCGACGCTGGCCGCCGAGAACTTGTAGCCGACGTTCGGCTGGGCGGTGACCACGGTGTCGACCGCGATGACCACGCCACCGGTGACCGGGAGGTCGTTGATGTAGTAGGTCACGCCGGTGACGACCGGGATGTTGACGGTGTGGGTGCCGGCGGTGTAGGTCGGGCCGGTCGGCGTGACGGTGGTGATCGTGCCGGAGAAGAGCGCCAGGACGGCCGCGGGGGTGGGCAGCGACGGGTCGGTGCCAGCGGTTCCGTACAGGAAGTCCTCGAGCGCGAGCAGAGCTGTGTGGTCCACGCGGGAGGCGTCGATCGTCAGCGTGGACGCGTTCTTGTAGCCGGGGACGGCGATCGGGGTGGTGGTCAGCGACCAGACGAGCGCGACGGCGGCCGGGTTGTCGTTGATGGTCGCGTAGTCGCGCTGGGACGGCGCCGCCAGGGCGTTGTAGACCAGGTGGAGCTTGTAGCCGTACTCCGTGTTGACCAGGTCGTTGCCGAGCTCGGTCCGGTAGGCCAGGCCGAAGGACTTGCGCGGCTGCTGATTGACCATGACGCCGGGCTCGGGCTCAGCGGAGCCGTCGCACGCGGAGAACGCGTCCGGGTAGGTGAAGGCCTCGATGTCGGCGTCGAAGCGCTCGGTCGAGACCAGGTTGAGGTAGATCGAGTTGTCGGCGTACTGTGCGGTGGCCGCGGCGCCGGTCGGCTTCTCGGTGACCTTGGTCAGGCCGTTCCAGGCGAAGCCGGTGGTGTAGGCGCCGACGGTGTCGGGCAGGTACAGAACGCCCTTGGAAACGCCGGTCTCGTAGAGACGCTGGCCGACGTTGTCCCACGCGAGCTTGCTCACGGGTTGCTCCCTCAGTAGTAAAGGTTGAAGACGTCGTGGTTGAGGTTGTCCGCCACGAAGAACCGGTTGTAGAGACACATCGGCAGTTCAGCGACCTTGTCGGGAACCAGGCTGTCCGGGTTCGTGTCGATCACAGTCACTTGGTAGCACGTGGTGTGGTGGTACGACTCGTTGTCAGCGAACTTGCTGACCATTCGGTACCGTTGGTACACGATACAGGGGTACTGCATCTGGACGCTGGCCGGGGGCTGGAAATATACGTGTGTACTTCCCAGCAAATCCTCGAGAAGCGTCTGAAGGTCAAGCCTTAGGGCCACTGTAGACACCTCCCAGCGTCAGGAGAAGGCGGGGGCTCTGCACTTCGACGTCAGTGACGTCCCACAGAGCCCCCTGCCACTCCACATAACGCATGGCAAAGATGTGTTCGTTGGCGTAGGGATCCGCGACGATGGATATGGAGTTGTTGACAGTCAGATCGTCATTGACTTTCTGAGCATCACGGTACTGGCGTGTGTTCCGAACAACATCACCGTAATATGCAATCTCGGTGATGACGTCATCCCACACGCCAGGAGCGGTCTCCACAGTCTCGCCGAAGCCGACCTTTCCGTAGAACCGTTTCGTCGCCATGACGTCCTATCAGGAGGTGCTGGTCGAGGACCCGATCTCGAAGTGCCACTCCACCGCGAGGCCGGTGCTGACCTCGAAGTAGTAGCCGGAGGCCGGGACGGCCACGACGTTGAGCTCCTGGCCCGCGGTGAGAGCGGTCTGGGCGCCGGCGGTCAGGGTGGCGTTGGTGTCGCTGTTCTTGTAGACGACGCCGGTGACGGCCGGGATGGTGACGACGCCGGTGGCCTTGACCAGGGTCGGCGCGGTCGGGGCGGCGATGACGTTGGTGCCCGCAGTCAGCCAGACGACCAGTGCGGACTTCGGCCGGGTCAGCGCACCAGAGATGCGCGTCTCGGCCAAGTACTTGTACTGGTTGTAGTCGATGTCGAAGAAGTCGAACAGGCTGACCTCTCCGCCGCGGTTCGCGCCGACGTTGTAGTCGGACAGGTTGACGACGATGCCGAGGAGGTTGGTGGTCGACTCCATGACCTCGACGGGGACGATGTCGGACACCATCATCGCCGCGGCCAGGTCGGCCTTGTTCTGGTACAGCCGGCGCCCCAGCGTGTCCTTGATCAGGAGCATGTTGGTGAGGGTCGCCCACGTGGTGAAGAAGGTGGGAGTGCCGGAACCCTTGTACCAGCGGCGGGCCCGGATGATGGCCTCGACGGCCTCCTGGTAGGACGAGTTCGAGTCGGCCAGGTTGACGTTGACGTCGGTCTTGTACAGCTCGTGCTCGTTGACGATCGAACGCAGGCCGGCGCCGGAAGACGCGGCGGACGGGTCGGCGATCTTGTCCGGGTCGGCGATGTCGCGGCCGTCGCTGACGAGGATCGCGCGAGCGATTTCCTCACGCAGCATCAGGGACATCTCGCCCTTCATCCACGCCACGACGTCGAAGTCGGTGATGTCGATGATGTCGTCGCGGTCGAGCTTCTGCTTCTTGTAGATCGTGGTGGCGGAAGTGGTCCGGCGGGTGACCGTGAACCACTCCTCCTTCTTGTAGTTGCCCTTGATGTAACCCATGGCGCGGGCTTCGTCCTGGGTGATGTCGGCCACGATCGACCGGACGTTGGAGAAGGGGGTCTTGCTGGTGCCGTCGAGGACGCCCTGGACCCACTCCATCCGCCGCGACAGGAACTGCGGCGAGTTGTCGAGGTTGGTGTAGTTCGGGAAGAGGATGTCGATCGGCTCGATGCCGTGCTTGATGGCGAAGTCGCCCACGGCCTCCTTCAGCGAACCGAGCTTCATGGCGTCGGCGAAGATGCCCTGCTTCTCCGCGTGGGTGAGGACACGCCTCTTGTCCTGGACCGCGACTTCCTGGGACTGGTCGAACACGTTGCGCGACATCTTGTCGGCTCCTTCCTGGTGGCTGAGGTCACCCTCGCCGGCGGGGTTGTCGGTCTTGGTGGTGTCGTCGGAGTGAGCCGCGTCGGCCTTGTCGGCCTCGACACCCACCTCAGCGTCGTTGTCGCCGTCACCGTCGGGGTCCTGAGCGGCGTCCACGGCGGCACTGACGATGTAGTTGACGACGCTCTTCTGGTCGTCCGTCAGGGAGTCGTAGACGTCCTGGACGGTCTGCTCGGACGGGTCAGCGGCACCGGAAGGATCGCTGGAACTGCCGGTGCTGGTGTCTCCGTTTGCGTGGAAGAACTCGAGGCCGGTGAAGATGACCGCTTCGCCATCGATCTCCTCGACCTCGCCATCGCTGTGGCGAACGTTGACCTGGTCGATGACCGCGCCACGATTCGCGCCGGCGAGAACGAGGCTCGTCTCACGGATGTTCCCGTGCATGACGTTCTTGTTCTGCTCGACGAGATCGTTCGCGTAGATCGACAGGTGCTTGATGTCGCCGTGCTCGACGAGCTGCTGAGCGTTCTTGCCGGCGTCGGTCTTGTTGAAGAACGCGTCGATGCGGACGCCCTCGGCGCTGTGCTTGAGGATGCCGAAGCCGAGAATGTTGGTCGGAGCGCTGTGGCCGTGCTGCCAGACGAGTGGAACCTGCTGGCCGTCCATGTGCTTGAACGCGTCCGGCATGATGGTTCGACCGTCGGAGCACCTGAGGTTGGCCTTGGTTGCCCAGCCACTGAAATCAGGTTCCATTTTGACTGCTTCCTCCTGTCCCTGTGAGTTGAGGTATCTGACTTGTCGGCTTCTGCCGAATGCTCGGCGGGAAGGGTTGTCGAGGTGGTGGCTGAAGGGGCGTGGGCGTCGGCATGTTGCTGTTCTGCAACTTGTCGGCCTTCGGGTCCTTCGACGGCTTGAAGCCGACTGCCTGACGGATCTCGTTCGAGGTCAGGATCTCGTTGCGGGCGAACATGTCCGCGATCTTGGCAACCTCGCTGAGCGGGACGAGGCCGAACGGGTCCTTGAAGTAAGCGATGGACTGACCCTGCGTCCTTGCCGTCTTGGACAGGAAGGTGCGCTTCATGGCTTCGACGATCGCCCTGACTACAGGCTCGACGGTCCGAGCGTTGTAGTTGATCATGGTCTTCTCGTCGGCGGTGCCGTTCAGGATCGTGTCGGTGAGACCGAGCTGGCTGTAGAGCATCTCCGTGAGATAGGTGACCTGTGCCAGCAGGTTGTTCTCGGCCGGACGGTTGAGCTGCGTGATCTTCTCGGTTCCGTCAGCGTAGGCGATGCCGTACTGACTGCCCTTCAGCTGGAACTCGATGTCTTTCCGACGTTGCTCAGCCTGTTGCCGGCGGGCTTCAGACTTGATGACGTACGGAAGCTGGATGATCATGTCGAGCTTGCCGGAGCTGGATGCCTCGTCAACGGCGTCCAGCATGTTGAGCTTCCGGATGAGTCGCTGAAGAGTCGAGTTCGGCTCGTTCATGACCTGGTAGAGCGGATTCTCTACGACCGCAACCAGGGTCTTGGGCAGCGTGATCTGTTCGCGGAAACCCTTCTCCTGGTTGTAGAGACTGACACGTACGTGTTCGGGGTACCAGGCCACGATCTCGGCAGCGCGAAGCGTCAGCACGTCGTAGGCATTGGAGTTGAGCGGGTCGGACGTGGTGTCGACCGGAACGATGGCCACGACGCCCTTGTCGAAGAGCGTCAGAGCGATGTCCTGCCGGAGCTGAGTCGCCGCCTGGTCGATGTTGGCTTCGACGGTCAGGCAGTTGTTCAGACCGCTGTCGATGTCCTCGACGTAGCGTCCGGTCTTGTCGTTCCGGATGTGGTTGAGCTGAATTGACGCCACATCAATGCTCAGCCTGGTGTAGATCGCTCCGATGATGGAACGTTCATTCGAGAGGTTGAGACGGGTCCGGTCGGGTCGTACGCCGAAGGTGTATCCGGCAGCATAACCCTGGTTCTGCTGGTATACCTCGTCCCAGTTCGTGAAGGCGTTCCACGCATGCTTGAGATAGGCACGAATTCCCATGTGTCACCTCCCTTCTTCTATTCGAAGGATTCCTTGTTGGCTTTGTAAGCGACGTAAGCGTCCATCAGCGCCGAGACGTTGTCGATCTTAGCGTCCATGCGCTTCTTCAGAAGTTTACGGTTGCCATTCGTGTCCTCCATCGTGATGGCGTTACCCATGGCGAAAGTCATGAGTGATTCGTCGAATATGAGCAGACGTTCCTGGCTCAAGTTCTTCAATTCACCCAACGGTACAGATTCCGTCTTCGCGCCCTGGATAACCTTCTCGATGCCGAAGGGGCCGTTCTCCTGTTCCCAGCGAGTAACGAATTCCTTGGCGTTGTACGGGTCGAAACCGAAGGCCCGGACGTCGTAGTGGGATTCCTCGATATGAGCGTCGAGGTCCTCGTAGACCTCCATCATGTCGAGCACGGTCCCCTCGAGCACATGAAGACTGCCCTCGGATATGAACTCGTCGTACTTCTGACGCATGGCGCCCGGCAACTTCATCAACGTGAGCGACGTGATGTAGCTACGGGTCTTTATGCCAAAGCCTTCCCGCAGTGGGAACAGGAATGTGAAGGCACAGAAGTCGTCGCCCTGAGAGAGGTCCGCACCCATTGCGCAGGGCATTTCCCAGAATTCACGATGGCGGTGAGGCAGGGTTTCCTCGTACGTGAAGAAGTACGTGAATCCTTCCATCGGGATGCCGAATCGCTTAGCCAGGATATCGTTCCTTGACGCCGGCGCTTTCTCGGCTCGTTCGACATCGAGCTGATAAGTCTCATAGGTGACGGTCTTTCCAAGGTTCGGATTGGCCTTCAACCACGTTGCCGGGTCATCGACCTCGATTAGTTCGTCAAGCTTGTAGTGCCAGATCGAGACATGCGGCGCAAGATAGTCACCCTTGAGAATATCCGCAAGCTCGAGCTTGATGGTGTCGCCACTGCCGTTTCGAACGGTACCCTCGGAGCTGATCGCGACGATCAGGTAATCGTCAAGCTTCGAAGCACCCTGTTCGACTGCACCGACGATGTCCTCTCGAACGTCTCCGGAAAGCCATTCGTCGATCGTCGAGATCTTCGGGCGAAGACCCTGCAACTTGGTGATGGCCATGGGGCGGACTTCGAGTAGCGAACCCGTGAGGAAGTTCTCGATGCCCTTCTTGGTGGAGGACAGCTTCACACGGTTCGCCCGGGAGCCTGTGGTGTTCTGCAGAGACCCTTCGGTCAGGAATTTGAACAGAGGGCCGCGCGCCCTTGTGATGGCGGTCCGGAAAGGCGACATGACCTCGTCGGCCTGCTTCATCGTCGGCGCTGTCGTGATCTGATGCGTGGTGGACGTGTCGACGTTCAGGAAGTAGCTCTGGATGCACTCGGCGTACATCGACTTGGCAGCACCTCGGGCTACTATGAGGTACTGCTTCTTCGTCAGCCGCTTCTTGATCGTCTTGTTGACGTAACGTCCGCCATGATCGCCGTCGCTCGGCTCGTACACACTCCGTTCGACGAAGTAGTACCAACCGAAGATCTGTTCAGCCCACACCTTGAACGACGGAAGCAGGTGCATGTCGCTGCCATCGGTGAGCGTGAGCTCGTTCTCGCAGTAGAGGATGAACCCCTCGACAGGACCGTCGTCGTAGTAGATGTTCGGGTTGGCGATGAGTGCGTCGATGCGGTTCATCTCCAGCGAGATCTCCCGGTTGACGGGTATCTCTCCTCGAACTACCGCGTCACGGAACTGTCCGTAGTACGTTGGAGTCGCCGTGTTCGACAGAGCCATCGTCAGCCTTCCTATGCGCCGACGGCGGTCTTGACGACCTTCTTCGCGACCTTCGTTGCAGCCTTGCCCAGCGCCTTGCCCACGGGGCGGCCGGCCAGACTGTCGACCTCTTTCAAGGTCTTGGCGATCTTCAGGATCTTCTGGACGTGGGCGTGACCCTGGTCGATCTTGGTGGGGTTTTGGGACACGAGGTTGCGATGCTGTTGCTCCAGGTTCATCCGTGTGACGACCTGCTGGAGCTGGTGGTTGGAAAGCGCATGAACTCCACTTTCCCGGACCACGGCCTTGTGGCCCTCGACGGTGAGATGGTCGGCCGAAGCCGGATGCATCGTCGCGGTACGAGTCGAGGCGCCGGAGGAACTGGAAGAGCCCTTTCGGGATCCCCACTTCATGCCCTTGACTCCGTGATGGGCTAGTACATTCCCCACCAGAGCGGCTCCGTCGGTACCGGTGATGGCGGATTGGGATCCACCCATGAATCTCCTTCCCTCACGACGTTGAGTCGCCACTCGAGTTCCTGGATCTGCTTCGCCATTGCGTCGATGACGAAGGAAGTTGTCGGCGGGTCGAACATGACCCGGACTCGGAGGTAGACGTAGGTCTTGACCGAGTTCATGCGGTTGTCGGTTCCGATGAAGGCGTCCCACGTGGGCGTGGCGTCCTCGATCATGTAACCGTCGGTCGGCCCGATCCCTATCTGGGTGAGAACGGAGAAGACGGTGTTGATGTGCATCAGGATGTCGACATCGAAAGCCGTGTAGCTCTCATCGAGGCCGAGCACCTTCTTGACACTCGTCAGGATGCTTGTGGTCACGTGGGACACCTCCTTCGGACTGTGTTACGCCGGCGGTTAGGCCAGCTCGCGGTTGACCTCAGCCTGGACGGCGTTGGGGTCGTAGCCGGCAGCCCTCAGACGGGCCACTCGGTCGGGGCCATTGCCCCACTTGCCCTCGATGACCTCGTGAGCGAGCTGGGAGATGGACTCCTTGGCCGGCGCGGGGGTCTGACCGCGGAGGATGGCGTTCACCTCGGCCTGGACCTCAGCGGGGTTGTAGCCGGCGGCGATGAGGCGAGAGACGCGGTCGGGACCATTGCCCCACTTGCCGTTGATGACCTCGTGAGCCACGACGACGATGCTCTCCTTGCCGCCGGAGGGCGGAGTGACAACACCGCCACCGGAGCCGCCCTTGAAGGCGTCGTAGGCAGCCTGGACTCGGAGCAGGATCGCGTTCCACTGGTTCATGACGTAGGGGCCAGGGCAGTCCGTCGAGGACCAGTGGCGGTGCGGGAAGAAGTTGCCGGTGTTGGGGCGGGCGCCGATGACGTGGACGAAGAGCCAGGCCGCGAGACGCTCGGCGGAAGCCAGCGTGACGTCGCCGACCTTCCACTGCGGAGCCAGGGTCTCGTCACACATCTCGATGCTGATAGTGGACTCGTTGCCGGCGCCGTTTCCGACAGCCCAGGCGTACTCGTCGACCTTGACGTACTGGGCGACGTTGCCGGAGGCGTCGACGTCGAAGTGGGCGGAAGCCGGGCGGGTCTTCCAGACCTCGAGCAGACCGCCGAGGGTGTTGCGGCCGCCGTTGTGGTGCAGAGTGACGGAGGTCTTCTTGAAGGACTGGTGTGTGACGTGTCCGGTGGCGCTGAGTTCGTCGATGAGGTTCTCGACGTTGTGGTCGTACGCGATGGCAGTACCCATTCGAGGGTCGTCCTTTCGTTACCAGAGTTTTGTGTCGCCGGGTGTACGTTCGACGAGAGGCCGGGGAAGTAGTCGCTCGTCGCCGTAGTGAATGGCGTTGTGGGTTTGGTGGCAGGTGGTGATCAGGTTCTCGGGGTCGAGGATGCTTTCGTCTGCGTCCTCGATAGCGGCGACGGTCAGCGGGTTGAGGTGGTGGATATAGAGACGAGAATGGATCTCGTGTCCGTCCACACCCAGATCGCAGCCGAGGTCGCGCACGATGATCTGGTCACGGACGTGGCGCCATTGTGCCGACGTGTAGAACTGCTGGTTCAGGTACCGGTCGAACCCGAAGGTCGATCTTCCGACTTGGCCATTGAGCGCGAGGTACTTGAAGCGCTCTTCCAGCGTATCGAGACGACGCAGTTCGGAATATGACCTAATCATCGAAGTCTTCTTCGCGCTCGATCGGTTCCTGACCCGAGTAGGCTCGCATGGCGTTGAGAGCGAGCTTGTACAGCTCCTCGGTGTCCTTCTGCGAAGCCATAGCATCGGCCTTGACCTGAAGGAGGTGGTTCTCGTGGGCAAGACGCTCTTGTTCGAGCTTCTCCCTTGACGAACCGAGCTTCAGAAAATGGCTGATGACCTGCGCGGAGGCTGTACCTTCTCGCATCTGCTTCTCAGCGAGGTCTGCAGCCAGCGCAACCAACTGATTCTCGCGTCCCTCAGGAGTTGTTGCCGGCCGGCGCTTACTTGTCTTGGGATCAGGGTCTGATCTTGGACGAACAGGCATAGATGCAACTCCTTTCTATGAGGTTCTTGAGTAGTTGTGGTGGGGTGGGGCAAGGGCGGGGAGGTTTTCGAGGCTTTTTCTTGATCGAATTTTCAAAAACTTTGTGCCAAAAGTCCCCCCGGGGTCATTTTTGGTGGACGGGCGATGCACAGGGGGGTCTAAAGCTGCGAGACCCGCCCCCCGGTCTTGGTATCTCCTGGAGGACCCCTTTGCAACGGCCTGGCCTGGCACACACAGGCTGAGGCTAGGCAACACAACTAATGGTCAGTCGTATCGTCCAGCCTCAGCCTGTGATGGGTCAGACTACAGCGCACAGCATGCTATGTCTGTTCGGTCTGTGCCGGCTTCAGTTGGCCACTGAGGACCTTGATGTAGAAGCCAACGTTCTCGTTCACGATGTCGTCGATCGCCTGCTCTTGAGCCACACTCTGATCGGCTTCAGACAGCTCATCAGATGATCGAACGACTCGAGCGAGGTACGACGGTGTGTCGTAACCAGCACGACGATCCCATGTGTACCACTCTTCGAACTCAGTGAAGGGATCGTATGGGTTGTCCACTGTTGTCAGCATGTGTTCGTCCATCACCCATCACCTCCACTAAGACTACGCTTGAGAGTGGCAACAGACACGCCTAGTGCATCAGCCACCTCTGCTTGGGTGTGGCCATTGCGAAGCATGTTGATTGCCTGGTTCTTCCTGCCTACACTCAAGGACTGGGCGGTCTTAGGTGTAGCCAGCTTCTTGACCTGGTCGAGGTCTGCATGATTCAGGATCTGGTGAAGCTTGCTGTTCGTGATAGCACCTGCCTGAATGGCTTTCCACTCAGCTTCAGTGATCTCGATGCGTTGCTTCTTAGCACCAGTTCGTGCACGTGCAGTCTCGAGTGCTTGCGCTTTGAGCTTCTTGATCTCCGACTTCTCCATACCTGGATTGGCATGAAGTTTCTGGGCAACCACGGTGTTCGCTATGATCTGCGCTTGCCGTTCTAGGGGGCTGTTCCGCAACGCTAGATTCAGCTTGGCGTTGAGGGAGGCAACTTCGTGAGCGTGCGCTGCCTTGGCTTCAGGTGAGTACACGATGCTACGAGTGGCTGCGGCTTCCTTACGGGCAGCGTTAGCCAATGCCTTCATCTTGTTCGAGTGGTCTGCATAGACCTTCTCGATCGGCGTCCCCGAAGAGTAGCTATGTGCGTCGTTGACACTGAGTTTGGCAACTTCAGTCGTCTTGACCACAGTCTTGCCAGTCTTGGCATCTACGTAGGTCGCACCAGTCTCGGTGTGGATCTTCTTGCCTGTGACAGGATCGACCTTGAAACCCTGCTTGCGCTCAGGCACTCGAATCGTGGATGTGGTACCAGAATTCGAGATGACTGTAGACGCACCAAGACCGCTTCGTCCAGGCCGTGACTGGTACTTCTGCTTGAGCTGCGAGATGCCGTTGTCGATCGCCGACTGCTTGTAGTCAAGGTTGTGCTTCTCAGCATCGATGACCACCATGGAATGCCGAACTGCTCGAGCAAGCTCGGTGTTGGTAGCTCCACGAATAGTCATGTCGGTGATGAGGTTCGTCACCTTGCCCATCTCGATCTGCGTGGTTCGGGACGACATTCTCGTCATTCCCTCATACGCAGGATAGGCCGCCTTAGGATCGAAACCCTTGAGACCTTCAAGCGCAGGCGCCGACTTGACTCGACCCTGATTGTTCGGGATCACGAGAACCGTGTCGCCGTCGAAGTCAGCTCCTGAAAGCTTCTCCGCAACCTTGTGATGGATGCCGACCGCATCCTTCGCATTACCGAGAAGTTTCTTCGCTTCAGGGTTTCGGTTGTTGACTGTGAGTTCCGGGATCTCGAACGGCCCACCGTGAGGGTGGCGAATCAGAGCGACTCGTTCTCCGTCACGGTAGTTCGGAGCATAGATCTCATGCTCTTTGATCGAGGCGACAGGGAGTATGACGTGAGTTCCCTGTCGTGGAAGCGCTGCAGCCTTCAGGTGAACGGCCGACGAATCGGCGTCATCAGCGTAGGCTTCGAGCAACTTCTTCTTGACTGCCGGGTTGCTGAGGTTGCGAAGCTCGGTAAGCTCGTTGGTCTTTCGTTCGGACGCCATCCCGAGTTGGGTCTTGGCAAGAGCCAGACTCTGCTTGGACAGCATCTGCGAAGACAGGGTGCTAGACCAACGCTCCCAATCGCCTTCCTCGTTGACAAGGTTCATCGCCGAGGTGACATGAGTCTTTCCGCCAGCTCCGGTTTCCTGGATCTGGTGACTGATGAACGAACCGAACGGGCTGTCGGGATCGTTCTTCATCGGCTTCATGGCATCGAGCTTGTTGCCGGTGTCGCTCTTGTTCGTGTTGAACATGAGGTCTACGCCGTGAGGCAGATCATGCTTGTAGACGGCCATGCCCTTGAGGTAGTGCGATCCGTCAACGGCAACGCGAACCTGAGCATAGCTGGATCCGCCGAGAGACAGATCCTTCAGGCCTGGACGAACGAAGATGACGCCGTCCGCGGCTGCACCGCCGTCCTTGGCGTAACGGACTGCAATGCGCTTGGAACTCACGGAGAGAGGCGGCAGGATCCTGTTGTAGGACTTACCACCGTCTTCGGAGTAACCGGTGATCTGCTTGATCTGATCACGGTTCCGATACACCTCACCCCAAGACGTCTTGGGTGCAGCCAGAACCTTGATGGTTGTGTTCTGACCGGTGCCCAGCTGTTCGACCGAAACCCGGTGGACCATGTAGCCTTCTTCTTCAAGCTTGGCTACTGCGATCTTGAGCTTCGTGTTGCTGATGCCGAGGTGCTGTTCGACTCCGCTGCCGATGTCGACGTAGTGCTTCTGGTCGACCTGGCTCCTGAGCATGTCCGAGGTGGCCTTGAGGACGTCGGCACGCTCTTTCTGTCCGGGCTCGAGAAGAGCGCGAATCGAAGACTCGGGACGGTTCATACGCTCGCCGATGGCGACGTTCGAATAGCCCTTCTTCTTCAGACGCTCGGCCATGTTGATGTCGGCCTGCTTCTGCGCGTTCTTCGCGATCGACTTGAGGTTGCGAAGCTGGGAAGTCGTCATGCCGAAACCTCTTGCGATCTCGGCTTCGCTCATCCCGGACTTGCGCATTCCTTCGACCGTGTCGATGAACGTCTTGTTGCGTTCACCCTGAGTCTTGCCCGAACCCCACGGGTAGCGGCCGGACTTGCGAAGGATCCCGTAATGCGCAAGGTAGTTCTCGTCTTCGATGTTCAACCCAACGCCTCCATCCTCAGTGCGTCAATCCTCTTGTCGAAGGCGATGATCTTCGCCATGATGTGCGTGATGGCGTCGATGTCGCCTTCGTAGATCCGGGCCTCATTGCTTTGGTAGATCCGGAGCTCAATCCCGGCAAGCTCTGTGGGCTTATACCGGTATTCGAGGCAGAACAACGCTGCGTAGACCTCGAGCTGAGTGACCGACGTCTTGGTGACGCCGTTCTTAAAGTCGTGGATCCGCAGGAAGTTGTTACGGAACGCTATGGCGTCGGTGGTGCCGAAGCAGTTGATCGAGTAGTACAGCGTCTGCTCGGGCGTCATCCTGAAACCGATGGCGTCATTGACGTAGAGGTTCAGCGTCTTCTTGATGTCCGGC